TATCGCCGGTGTTCTTCCAATCGATTGTGGTGTCAAGACCCTGTAGGGCTTCGGGTTTGTCGGAACTTGTAATGTTCCGTCTTGTGAGCTTGGACGCGGGGACACGGAAGGCAAGCTCGGTCTTTGGACGGTCCATTCCGTCCTGGATGGGCTTGAAAAAGAAGGGATAGTTAACTGATATGGGTACCACCTTATCGGTAAACATCTTCTTGGCATCAGGCCCAGACTTTGATAAAATGCCATATCGTGAGTCGCTGGATATAGTTGCCAGGTTAACCACCTCTCCCGATGCCATGAATGAAAACCCAGAACGCCTGTTCTTAAGGTAACACATTCCATAGGATCGTACGTCAGCCTTACAAGCTTCCCAGAAAATGAAGAATAATCTATTTGCTTCGCGAAAGTCTGGTGCCCCGACGTCAATCTTAGACCACTGCAAGTACATGTAGTGAGTACCACTAATATAAGTAGCAACGTCTTTATTGTAAAACCAAAAACCTTGCTCCCTACGGGTAAACTCTTTATCAATGTAATCATACCATTTTTCTTTAAAGTCTTCTGGATATTCTTTCCAATCAAAAACTGTTTTTATTTTAGATAATACTTTAGGATATTCTTGTCTTGTCCATTTATTACCTTCAAGCTTAACAACGTTTTTAGGAACTTTTGGTAAAGCTATATTTAAGTTTTGTATGCTATACACTTCACCAATCTGCCCTGTCTTACTTATAACTACAACATCATGTTCTTTGTTGTAACCGTATTTCCAAGCCTTTTTCTTATTTAAACGCTTAATAGTGTTTGCTTTAATAGGCTCAACTATTGTATATAAATTTTGCTGATACATTATTTAGATCTTCTTTCTGCAAAACCTTTAAAAGAATCTTGTTTCTTTTCTTCTTTAGGTTTATTGTTAAGTATATCTTCTTCGTCCTGTATTCTATTCAATATCTCAAAAGCATCGAATATAGCTAGCTTTTTAGTTGCAGCTGCGTTTTTTAATCTATCTGCACTAATATCATCGTCGCTGTCTACAATAGCTTCTTTAGCAACTTTAATAAGCTCTTCAACAGCTTTATGTCCAGCTTGGATTATATTCTTTTTCGTCTCCTTTATATTCATATTTAATTGTAATTGCTCTTGTTAATACTCTATATAAACGCTCGTTGTTTATAATAAACTCGTATTCGCTTCTAGGTACAAAACCAACTAAATCACCTACACTTAACTCTTTTAATTCATTACTATTATTAGTGTATTTTAAAACACCAACTAAAGGCTTTTCTTTTTCTATACTGAAACTATCCGTATCATGTATAGGTTTAATAAAACAATAATCCTCTATAGACTTCCATATGTTATCTTGTTTGTAAAGATACATTTGATCTAATTGAACAAAGTATTTATCTTCTTCAAAATAACTTTTACTATTTTGCTCTACGCCTCTTATATCTTTCCATCTTCTAAATACATTGTGATGGACTATAACTTCATCACCTTGCTTTATGTTAGTATCTACTCCTTTGGGAACAGATATTACTATAGCGTTTCTATTGACGTTTTGATGCGTAAAGTTCTCAGTATTAGTAATAAGGCTTTTATCGCCTACTTTCTTAGTGTTGTTGTATCTTGATTTTACTGGTTTTACTATAAAGTAATAAAGACCCTGCATTAATATTCTAGATTATATTCAACAGCTATAGCCATGTTTTTATTAAAATCTTTCCAAGGTAAAACATCAGTTCCCTTTTTAATAAATATGCTAAACTTATCATCATCTTCAATTATGCAGTCGATCGTATGACCTCCGTAAACCTCTTGGCCCACGGAGTAATGCATCGCTTCATTCTTGTAGTCTTTACCGATACTAATCTTTCTTATCAGCTTCATCTTCTATATCTCTTATTGTTCCGTCTGTGAGGTTTATAGATACTTTACCATACTTATCTTCTAAAGTTTTCTGTAATACTTGCAGTTCTTGTTGACCAGCTTTTAAAACTTCTAAAGCCATATCTTTTTGAACTTCTAATCCACCAACCTGCATCTGAGCTTGGTTTATTTGTTGTATTTTAGCTTGTACAGCTTTCAACTCTTGTTCATCAATTTTACTTACATCTTTAGCGATGTCCTCTACTTTTACGTCTTTCATTTTATTTTATTTAATTAATTAATACGTGCATGGTTATATTATCACGCTATTTTCACATTTTTTACTTTACAGTACTTAATAATCCATTTGAAAATGTCCATGTTTCTTTTCCAACTGATTTTGATCCACTGAACCCACTAACCGAAGCGTTGCTACCATCTTTACCATCAGCACCAGCTGCACCAGTTGCTCCCTGTGGTCCTGTTGCTCCCTGTGGCCCTGTTGATCCTTGTGGTCCTGTTGCTCCTTGTGGTCCGGTGTTACCAGTATCTCCTTTGTCACCCTTAGAACCATTACTTCCATTCGTACCATTTGATCCCGCTGATCCAGTATCTCCTTTGTCGCCTTTAGGTCCTTGCGACCCAGTATTGCCTTTATCACCTTTGGCACCAGCAGCACCCGCGGGTCCTGTGTCACCCTTATCTCCTTTAGCTCCATTACTACCGTCACTACCATTTGTACCGTTTGAACCAGCTGATCCAGTATTACCTTTATCACCTTTCGGCCCTTGTGGTCCTGTTGAACCGGTATCACCTTTAGGTCCTTGAGAACCTGTATCACCTTTATTACCTTTTGACGCTGCAGATGAAGAGTCTTTACCAAAAGCATCTTTTATGAATGCATGTAATTCTTCTACATCCTCTCTAAGATCTTCGATTTGTTTTATTAAAAACTTATTATATTGATATAGCCCATCGTCATTAAATAATGCGCTCATGTCTGTTAAAGATGCTAGCTCGTCTGTTATTTCTTTAGCTACTGTTATTTCACCGTCATTACCTTTAACGGCTTTTTGTCTTGAACTACCTTGTTTAAATAGTTTCTTACCTCTTATGTTGTCGTTTATATTTGCCATTACATTTGTTCAAATTCTATTATTATTGATGCACTTATACCTTGCCATGTTTTAGTTGAAGAACTTTTTTGAAAAGCAAACTGTAGTTTATCACCTTCTTCAAAAGTGTAGTTACTTGGATCCCAAGATACATAGCTTCCACCATTTTGGTCTGTTTGTATAGAAAGCTCACCTGATCCAGTTGGAGTTGTACTACCGTTTTTAAATATCATTAATTCTGTTGTAAAACCAGTGTGGTTAGAGCCGCTTGTGTTTTGAAATCTAAATCTTTTAATAGATCCGTCTCTTGGACAATCCATGTGGTTATAGTATTGATTAGAGCTTGTTTCAGTTAAAGTATTAAAAGGTATTCTCAAAGCTAATGATGAACTTCCAGAGTCTATAAAATTGCTAAACAATATAGTCTGAGTGTTTGTAGGCGTGTAAGCATCCACGTAAGCAGTTGTGGCTACTTTTGTACTATTGTTACCTTGTGATTGTGTTGTTGCTGTAGTAGAACTATTTATTGTACCGTCTAATTCTCCTTTATATGTTGCTGCGTGGACTTCAGTCCACTTCTTTGCACTTGTTCCAAGTTTGATAGCGTTATTAGCTGATGGTCTTAATTCACTACCAGTAAGAACAAATATAGAAGTGCTTGATGAGGTAAATTCCATTTTACCTGCTTGGAAATTAATCTCGTTTGTGCCACTAGCTCCACCAACTTTTAAAGTAGTACCGAAAATATTACCCGTCATAGTACCACCGGATTTTGGTAAAGCTGCATTAGCGGTAGTTGTGGTAGAAGTTAAAACACTATCTCTTGCAGCAATATCTACACCATCAACCGTACTAGATACAGCTATAGCACCTACTACATTAATACCTGAGCTTGTTGTTGCAAACTTAGCACTGCCGCCATAATATAATTCAACACTATTTGCTTGATTCATATTAGCTAGTGTGTTACCAACAGCATCTTGAAACAATATGTCATTACCGCCTCTTATAATTAAATCACCAGTTCCTGCATCATTTACATAACTATTACTTCCATCGTGATATATTTGTAAATCTGCTGAATCACCAAATTTAGCTTTTACCCCATCATCTAATCTTAAATCACCAGTCATTGTGCCACCAGCTTTTTGTAAAGCACCAGCAGCATTACTTTCTATAGTGTCTAAATCTACAGCTTGCGTAACTGTTATATAACCTAATTTTTGTGATTGTGAAGATGATATACCAGTAACGTGTTGTGTAACACTTGATTCAGATATTCTAGCATTAGCAAACGTACCACTTGTTATTTTACTTGTAGCTAAGTTGGGTATTCTAGCAGTACCAAAAGTTCCAGACGTTATATCACTAGCAGCGTGAGTATGTTGAGCAGGTGTGAATGTGCTTGGTATACTTGATAAAGAAGAATACACTCCGTTAAAACTTGATGTGCCAGCACCTATGTTTGTTCTAGCATTTGATTTTTGAGTAGAAGTTAACCCTTGACTAGCTGTATCTACTCTAACTCTATTACCTAAAGCCGTTGCGGTAGTTGTACTAAAACTAGCATCATCACCTAATGCTGCAGCTAATTCGTTTAATGTATTTAATGTGCCAGGTGCTGAGTCAACTAAATTTGATACAGCTGTATTTACATAAGTTTCAGTAGCATATCCACTTAAATCTTGATCACCAGT